CGACTTCTTGATCCACTGGTGGTCTCGCTTCATTGACCTGACAGTATTTATTAGATAGTCAAATTGCAGCAGGCCGTCGAGTCCGCCGCGACGGTTCATCTCGTTGGCGTACAGGATCGAGTCCGGGTAGAAGGACAGGGCGCGGTTGACCATAAAGGGATTGTAACCCGCCTCCATCCTGGAAGGATTCTCCGAGTTGCGGATGATGTCCTTCTTGCCGCGCTGGATGTCCTTGACGTAGTCGAACGGGTTGCTCACGTGAACCTCCACATCAGGAAGAGAACGGCGAGCACAGTCAGGCTGGCGAGGTAGAACGTATGGAAATCCATTTTATACATCAGAGCCACTCCGCCTCGACCATCAGGTTGGTCAGGAACGCGGCGAGGTTGATCTCATGGTCGGCCACGAACGCCGCCTTGTACTGGTAGTCCGCGATGAGGAGGACGACCGCCGGGATGGAGCTCGGCTTGAGGATGTCGTGCGCGTGGTCGTAGACCTTGCGGAACACCGTCGTATCCGAGTCGGCGTTCTCCACGATCCACTTGCGCATCTCGTTGAAGTTCTTGGCCTTGAGGCTGGCGATCAGCTTCTTGAAGTTCTCGTCGCTGAGGCTCGACAGGATGCCGGCGTCGATCTTGCCGGTGGCCGAGTAGCGCTGAAGCTCGTTCAGTACTCGACGCCAGTCAGGAATGTGCTTCTTGACGACCTCTGCCACCACAGCCTTGTCGTACTGTACTCCCTCAGCAGTGAGGATGGACTCAACTCGCTTGAAGAACTGACCGGCCAGCTTCGCAATGTCAGCCTTGGCGATCTTGAACTCTACAACAGAACACCGGGAATGTAGTGGCTCGATGATTCTGTTCTTAAAGTTGCATGTGAGAATGAACCCACAATTCCTGGAGTACTCTTCCATGAAGTTACGGAGGGCTGGCTGTGTGGAGTTTGCGTTAAGATAATCAGCCTCGTCAAGGATAACATACTTTCGCCCGCCTGTGAAAGACACGGAAGAGGCGAACTGGAGGATGTCGTTGCGAAGCGTGTCGATGTTACCATTCATACTCCCGTTGATGACGATGTAGTCGCACCCGAGCTCCTCGAGCATGGCCTTCGCCACGGTCGTCTTACCGACACCGGCTGAGCCGGCCAGGAGGAGATTGGGTACGTGCTTGTTGTCGACGAAGTTCTGGAAGGTGGCCTTGAGATCGGGAGGGAGTACGCAGTCCTCGATCTTACGCGGACGGTACTTCTCTACCCACATCGGGTTGTCACGGTTGTTCATGCTGTAGTCCTCTCACAATCACATTTACGAATTATAATCACTATTCACACTGGAGTACAGACATCAATTGAAGGTAGAGTGGGCCTCCGACGCGACGAAGTAGGTGATGTCCTGGGACTCGAGCCTGATGATGCCCTTGCTGGATACGCTGACCTTGTAGTCCTTCGAGAGGAACTTGAGGTTCTCCATCTTGACGTAGGAGTGGAAGGTCTTGTCTGTGCTGCCCACGATCACGGAGTAGACGTCCGCGCTGCGGTTGCTGGGATTGACCGCCTGGAGCTCGAGGTTGGTCCCGTCGCCGGTGATGCAGATCTCTGGGAGGGACATGATCGACAGGGCCTTGACGACCGAGTTGAGGTCCTCGGCGGTGAGGTCGAACTCGACGTCCGGATCCGGGACGACCAGTCCCTTCTCGGGAGGCGTGACGATGAGGCTGGGATCGGCGTAGGTGTAGCGGACCTTCTGCTTACCCGAGAATACCTCGAGGTAGCTGTCGAAGAATCGCAGCTCCGGTTCACGGAACATCGAGAGGACACCGAGGAACTTGTTCAGCTCGTAGATGCCGAACTGTCGCTCGATGTCCTCCTTGATGGTCGCCTTCGCGAAGATCGACTTCTGCATCGACATCGTGGAGATCGTGTTGCCGGGCTTGAACAGCACGGAGGGATTGATGGTGGAGTAGTTCTTAAGGATCGCGATCGTCTCTGCTGAGATCTTCATAGTATAGAGTGCTCCGTTGTTAGCTCGTTGCTTTTTTCTTCATGTCGTCGCTGATGTCGACGCTTCGTAGTGAACCCGTCATGTAGTTCATCGACGCGGTGCCGAGAGTGGACATCGTGGCGTTCAAGTTGACCGGCGTGATGTTTGTCCAGCTAGATCCCTTGATACCGTACTGGTTGGCCACGTCACCGACCTTGTCGAAGTTGGCGCCGAGGAACAGGACTTGATAGTCCCTGTCCTCTAGGTTCTTCACCAGCGCCTTGACGTGGTGCTGTCTGAAGTTCTGCGACTGGTTCTCTTCGCCGTCGGTCATCGTTACGAATACCGCCTTGTCGGGCTTGTCGTCCAGTATCCTCAGCATCATTCGAGCCGAGGCGTCGAACAGTGGAGTGCCGCCTCGAGGCATGGCGTCGTCGTTGGACAGCGACTTCCAATCACCAGCGGTAGTATTGCGGATGACGTCGTAGCCGTTAGAGTCGAACACCGCCATGAATACGTTGGCGTCCTTCGGGAGCTCCTTGACGTACCCGTTGATGGATCCGAGAGCCTCCTTCCAGAGGCTCTCCATGGACCCGCTCCTGTCCAACAGGATGTATGCGTTCATCTTACTCTTCTTTGCCATATTTGTACACCCTATTTCTTACGGATCGCGCCGACGTCAGCAGTAGCGGAGGCACCGACCGCTGCGAGGTCTGCCAGTGATCCGCCGAAGATGTAGGTACCGACGTGGTGCATCTTCATCCACGGGCAGAACCAGGTCTTCATGTTGAGCTCCTGGATCTTCTGACAGAACCAGTAGTCCTCGGAGAGGTAGCGCTTGCTCTTCGGGTCGATCTCGGCCTGGAAGAACTGCATGATCTCGCGAGTGCCGTCGAAGGCCTCGGTGCGGACGTGATCGGGCTTGTAGTTGTACTGAGGGAAAGCCTCCACGAACTTCTCGAGGGTGCGACGACGGATCATCATGAACCCGGTACCGATCTCGAGGACCTCGACCGGCTGGTTGATCGGGATGGATCCCTGACCGCCCTTCGGGTTGAAGACGTAGTCGCCCACGAAGCGCTCGAGGTTCTGCGGGTTCTCATCGGCGAAGCCCTTGTCGACCGCGGCCTTGACCTTCTCCCAGCTGATGCACTTCTTGGGATACGGACCGCCGATGACGTCGTAGTCACTCTGCTCGTCCTGCATGGCCAAGAGGGCGATGACGTCCCTGGGATCGAAGCCGATGTCGGAGTCGATGAACATCAGGTGAGTGGCACCCGAGCGCATGAACTCGTCGCAGCAGTAGTTGCGGGCGCGAGTGATCAGCGACTCATTGAAGAGGAAGTACAGCTGGAGTGGGATGCCGTAGGCGTGGCATAGCGCCGAGAGGTCGGCGATCGACCTGGTGAACATGCCCGCGCACATGCCGCCGTACATGGGAGTGGCCACGAACAGCTTGCGCTTGCGCAGCTCCTCCACGGAGATCGACAGGTTGAAGGCGTTGGGGTTGGGTTGGTTCTGAGCCTGCTCTGCGGGAGTCGGGGTCAGTGGGGTGACGCTGTTATCTTCAGCCATGTTGTTCCTCATTCAGTGTTCATATTGCTTGTACCAGTCGACGAACTTGCGAACTCCCTCGTCGATGGGCGTAGTCGGTCTGTATCCGAGAGCCTGGAGCTTAGTGGTGTCCGACCACGTCTCCAGGACGTCGGCCGGGTGCCTCGGCCTCATCTCGAGGATCGGCTCCTTGCCCAGCTCTCTCGAAATCAGGCGAACGAAGTCCATCAGCTGGACCTGTTCCCCGTAGCCTAGATTATATATCTCTTTCGAGGCGGTCTGGCTCACGGCATAATTGATGGCGCAGTGAACTCCCTGGCACACGTCCTCGACGTAGGTGAAGTCGCGTACCATGTTGCCGTTGTTGAATACCTGGATCGGCTTGCCCTCGTCGATTCCCTTCGTGAAGATGTAGAGCGCCATGTCGGGTCTTCCCCATGGTCCGTATGCCGTGAAGAACCTCAGTCCCACCGCCACCGGTATCTTCGAGGAGATGAACTGACACTCGTTCATTCTCTTGGTCATGCCGTAGTAGTTGTTCTGGTGACCGGGGTTGTCCGACTCCTTCCACGGCAGCGGCTGACCGTGCTGGACGCAGCTCGTCGAGGCGTATACGACCGGGATCGGCTTGGGAAGCTTCTCGATGGCCTCGATCATCACCTGAGTGCGGGTGACGTTGTTGATGATGTAGGGTATCTGCTTCTCCATGGACACGCGGACCGCGGCGTGGGCGGCCAGGTGAACCACCAGGTCGTACGTGTTGTAGTTGATCTCTGAGAAGTCCGCGTGGTGGACCTTGACGCCGGCCAGCTTCAGCAGCTTCGCGCGGTCGTACTTGAGCTTGGAGTCGTAGTAGAGGTCGTTGTAGTCGTCGACTCCCTCGACGCTGTGACCGTGGGCCATCAGCCTGTTGGCCAGGTGAAAGCCGATCATGCCGGCGATACCGGTGATGAGTATCCTCATGGCTTGTCCTTGTAGTGATCGTTGTGAAGGCAGAGGAGGATGTAGTGCATGGCCTTCATCAGGTCCTTCTTGTTGTTGCCGTTCTTCTTCCCGTATCGCCAGAGGTACTTGATGGCCGTGTTGCGGAACGTCGGCGTAGCGTCTCCCATGGCGATCCATGCGTCGAAGCACTGTAGGTCGTTCTCTCTGTCCTCGGTCTGGTAGTGCTCACCATACGTCGACTTCAGGTAGTCGTAGAAGTCGTCCACGATCTTTTCTTCGTTGTACTTGAAGGGGGTCTTCTTCAAGAAATCGTTCGCCTGCATCTCGTACATCACTCCTAACATGTTCTTCACGCTGCATCTCCAAAAAATACGCTCAGTGTCTGGTCCTTACCGCCGACGGCTATCTCGTGCGATTCGTTGTGGTTGCTCTGGAACACCAGCTCGGCGTCGACCATCGGGAGCTTTCCCTCCAGGTACTTCTTCACCTCGGTCGCCATGTCGGTCGCGGTCTGGACCGGCACGTTCTGACAGACGTGGTTCGAGTTCTTCTTGGGATCGATGAGCTCCATGTCCTCCGGCATGCCCATGATCGCCATTGCCTCGCGGGCTGAGATGTAGCGGTTCTCCACGGGATGAGTGAGAGAGTACGGGTAGTGGCCCACGAACGCGCCGATGTAGTCCTTGGGAACCACGGTCGATCGGCGCATGATGCTCCCGCCGGCCTTGAGCTTCTCGTAACGTCGCTCGCACTTTGGAACTTCGCGGTCGTACCCGTTCTTTCCCATCCACTCTGCGACCTGCTTGTAGTCGTATCCACACGCCTCGATGTAGGCGAGGACGTCGTTGCCGCGGGCCTTGGCCGGCTGCAGCTGAGCCGCGAACTCGGTATGATTGAGCCCTGGGTGTATGACGTTGAGGATGAACTGGTAGTACGGGTCGTCGGTGGGAGTCTTCGGGTTGATGGGCTCCATCTGGAAGTTGCCCTTCACGGCGAGGATGGTGTCCTCGATGGTCTTGTGCGGACGACGGTAGTACTCCATCAGGGGGACCTTGGTGTCCTTCCAGAAGAAGTAGAACGAGCGCTCGCGTACCTGACAGAGTCCGTGTAACATCGACTTGGTACGGTAGATCGTCATAGTGTAGCCGTTGTCGCGGCCGATCTTGAAGAGCTGCTCGCGCACGTTCTTGCCGATCTTGCCGGCGAAGTGCGGCGAGTTCTCACCCCAGAACACTCTCGGTTTCATGGTACCGAGAACGTAGTTCGCAGTCTCGATCATCCACTTGTTGTTCTGGTTGTGATCGCCGTACGAGTGGTGCATCATGGATAGACCGGCGCACGGGCACACTGTATTGACCACGTCCACCTCGGTGATCATGGACCCGTCGTGCTCTTTGTCCAGGAGGATGTAGGGTACTTCGTTGTCGTAGTACTTGAGTAGATGGGCGTCGTTCGACATGAACGGCGTGTAGGATAGGATGTACTCGGGCCTCTTACCGAAGGCCCGCTCCATGCCGATTGTCTCTCCGCCGATGAGCGGAACTATGCTCGCGTATTTCATTGTCACCTCACTGTTGTATTTATGACTCGAGGATACGCGTCATAGCCGCTCTCTGGATATTTTTATCAAGGGGATGGTTGTCGTAGAAGCAGTCGTGCTGGCTCTTGGCGAGAGTGGCCAGCTGACCTAGGTCCATCTGCTCGACGTCGTGGGCGTTGTACCCGACGAAGGCGTCACCCAGGACCCTGCCCTCCTTCTCATCTCCCACGAGGATAGAGCCGGCGTCCATGGTCTGCTGGATGCGACCGCGCCACCATCCGGAACCGGCGTGGTAGTAGCCGGGGAGGAGCACACCCCAGTTCTTGTTGAAGATCTCGCACATCTGCGGTTCCTTGACGCGCTCGCCCTTGTACTCGCCGCGCTTGGCGCCGTAGTACTCTATAGGCCACACGGAGATGTTCTGCTTGTCGATCCACTTGCGGGTACGGTTCTGCACCAGCGACGAGAAGATCCACTTCCTCTGCTTGTCCGCCGCCGTGGCCTCAGGTTCGCGCATCGCCAGCTCGAGGGCAGATGCCTCTACGCCGTAGTTGTTCTCGTATCGCCTGTTGAGGTTGTACGGGTTGGGATCGTACTGGAACAGCTCGCCCTTCCAGTCGAGCTTCATGAGGGAGAGGTCCCCGCCCTTGAAGGCGCAGATCATCAGCTTGTTGGTCTTGGCTAGGATGATGTCGCACGCCTCGATGAACTCGCTCTTGCGCGCCTTCAGCTCTTCCACGGGAGTCTGGCCGTAGTACAGGTCGATCATGTACTCTCTGAACGGGCGATCGCCGCGCTCTTCCAGCTCGACCTTGTACTGCTTGAACTGAGTGTGGATCTGGTCGACCTGCCAGTCGTCGAATGCCATGATGCAGTCGGGACGCGCGAACGCCGTCCACAGACCGTCGTAGCGATACTGAGAAAAGCCCTGCATGGGATGTAAGAACAGGATGACCCTGTCGTACTTCGACAGGTCCTCGCCGATCTTGACTGGTCGCTGCTCGACTTCGTGACCCATGTCCTCGAGGCAGCGAATCGTGGAGTAGTGAGTTAGTAGTACCTGCAGCTGCTTCTTGACGTAGTAGTCTCGAGTGCACTGCTCGGCGTTGAAACCGGTTATCAGGATCTTCATGTTGACCTCAAGTATGCTCGACACTTCTCGAGCTGTTCAAGTTCGTACTCTCTGCTGTTGAGCGCGCGGTTCCGGTAGGACGGGTGCGGCATCTGCAGGTGAGAGACATTGTATTTAGTGAGGAACCTGGACACCACGCCTCCCAGAGCTATGACCCTATCGTAGCCCTGCAGTAGCGATAGGACATAGTCGTGGTCGATCTTCTTGAGATCGAAGTCCCAGTCGACGTCGTCGGTGAGGTTGGAGAACGATACGAAGCCGATGTCGAGAGAGTCGTACCAAGTGGACAGGCGATTGAGCGCGCTGTTCTTGAGCTTCTTCTTAGGCCTCGCCGGGTTCAATCCGAGAAATATTACGCGTGTCATTCAGTATCTCATATTGTACGTTTGCTTCACTAAACATCTGCTGACTTGTCATCCAGGACTTTCCCCACGGACCCCTCAGCAGTTCAAAGTCGAACTTCATGACGGCGCGCTTGATACCGGACTGTATGACACCCTTGGCGCAGTCAGAGCACGTCGGTAGACCCGACACATAGAGAGTGGCCCCGTTGAGGGAGACACCCGAGTGGCAGGCGTTGTAGATGCAGTTCATCTCGGCGTGGACTATGTACTTGAGCTTCTCTTCTCTGTTATCGAGACGAGACGGGTGGTCCTCAATTCCACGAGGAAATCCGTTGTATCCCTGAGAGAGGATGCGCTTGTTGTCGTCCACGATCACGGCCCCGATCTTGGTGCTGTCCTTGGACCAGCCGCCGATCTGAGCGGCCAAGTCCAAGAACCTATCGTCCCACTGGTGCTGAGTGTTCTTCATTACTTCACCAGTCCGAAGTGACGCTCGTAGACATGTAGGGAGCCGACGTTCCAGATGATAGGGCCAACCTCGCATCCAATGTCCGCGGCAAGCGACTGTTGGACGTAGGCCTGCCACGCGTAGTCGTTCTTATAACCATAAACGACATCGTTGGAGCGCATGTTGACGAGGGCGTAGAGTTCACCGGATCGAATGAGATACTGCACGGTATTAGTGCACATGAAGTCAGATCGTCCATCGGTGTTGTAGTCATACTGCATCTCCGGTCGAGTGTAGATCATGATGGCGCGACGCGAATTGGTATCGCTCTTGAGCTGGTTGTAGCAGTGCTTGTACTGCTCGCCGTTGACTGACGACCAGATACACCATCCGTAGTTTGAGTTGATGTAGCCGTTGACGTCGCTCACGTCACGCCAGATCTTGGGTGGACCGCCGGGGATGTCGTTGACGTTCAGGGACATCGAGCGATACCACGCCAGCTCTCGCCTGACGTAGTCCTCGTCGACGGTTCCGAAGATCGCGGGCTCGTCAGCCACGAACTGAGCGCCGATCATCTCGATGGTCTTAACACCGGTCTTGTCGGTCACGAACTCTTCATAGGCCAGGGCGGTCTTGAAGTAGCTGCGGATGTCCTTTACGGTGTTCATCTTGATCATCGCTCGGTCCCGCCGTTAGCGCCGAACGCGTTCCCCCAGTGAGCAGTCGATCCCACGACGCCGACACGACCGGAGCTACCGGTCTCGCCGATGAAGCCGAGAGCGCCGCCGTAGTTGTCCATGCTGTCGTACAGGACCGGGTTCACGTTCTTGGTGGTGTCGATCTTGCGGTTGACGAAGTCGCGGTCGGCCTTCTGACCGTCGACCTTGCCGCGGGAGTACGCCACGAAGAACGAGGCGTAGTTGATGAGGTCCTTGGCCGAGTCCTCGAGCGACTCGAAGTTCGGCTTGTACGTCGGGTCGTTCTGCATCGCCTCCATGACCGACCGCATCCTCAGTACCTTCGCCTGAATGGTATCCAACAGGGTCATACAACCGTTCGGGTAGTAGTCGGCCTGCTTGATGCTTGAGTTCGGGTTCTGGTAGTCTCGGCTCTTCTTGAGCTGCAGGTCGATGCACTCTTGAAGAAC